TTAGCTCTATACTTCGTATAATCAAATAAACTCTTTAATACTTTAAGTTTATTCGGGAATCTAAAGTCATTTAAGTTAATATAAGTTGAGTATCTTCCGTCTAGAATTGGATATCTATCTATCGCATTACCGGTACTCTTGTATGTATTATACAAGCCAGTAAATTCTTTAGGGAAATATGTTAATACTTCTGTTAACTGCTCTCCCGTAAGAGATAAGTCATCAAAGTATTTTAAATCAAATTGGTAAACTCCAGTACCATACTGACTCACTGCTACTGGTTTACAGTAGTATGAATTCAACATGACAGTTGAAATTGTTTTTGAAGATGTGTTTTTACTTGTATATAAATACACTGAACCTTCTAAGAAAAGAGCTGTAAGTAGCTCTGGGAATATAGTTTCTATTGCCATCCCATCAACAACTGATGTCATAAGATTATACATTTCTTCATAATCCCCATCACTAGCTGTTTCTTTAATTTTTACTGGGAAGTAATAATACCTCCACATAAACATTTTTGCCATATAGTCCATAATCGCTACATAGTTCGGGTCAGTTGAATAACCGTATTGAGAGACTTTCTTAACATTTTGAATGTTTAATGAAGTCAGCCCAACTGAATTAAGAATAGTATCTAGGTAGGTTTCAGTATAAATACTAGACCCACCAAATGGTGTTGTTTTATTAAATACTCTTTTCAGTTCTATATCGTTACCGCTATATAATGATTTTATTTGTTTACGACGGTCAGCGAGATTTGTTAATTTTTTATCTTTCACTTCATTTTCCATATAATCGCCTCTTAGTCTATAAAGATATAATCTGCAGCATTACCTTTACGTTGTCTTCTTTTACTGTAATACTCAATTTCAATATGAGAGTTAACAGCGTAGATTGCATATTCGGTAGCTGAGAAAAAGTCTTTTTGGATTTTTGGATTACGTCTACGTATGCGCATTGCTTTATTAACATTATCGCTTGTGTCGGTAACCTCAAGATTCTTAAGTTCATTTTCCATACGGTCCATGAATTTATAAGGTCTCATTCGTTTCTCTTTTAATACGTTACTTGAACGTTGGAATCCTTTTAACTCAGCAAACTTAGCTACTGCGTGACTTGATTTAATTAAAAATCTTATAGCCCCATTACTAACTCTACTAAAGAATAATTGATGAATTTGATTTCCCTTATCTCCAGCTGATTTAACTTCATAACAAATCGTTTTGTTGTTAGGGTATTTAAAGACATCTTTTTCTGCGCTTGTAGGTGGGTTAATAATCCCTAGTCCCTCTAGCGGCATTCCAGATTTATCGCGACTTTCTTTGTTTATCCAGTCACGGATTGCTGCTCCAATACCAGCTGCATCGTATACTAACATTCTTGCTTGATAGTCAGAAACAGTTTTCTTTAATATATTGGAAACTTGCTCATAATCTGTAGTATCTATTGTAAATAGATTAACTAAAGTATATGTGAAAAAAAATTCTTTTGGTTGCACTTTAAGAACTACAACCGCTGTTTTCGCACTACCATCTTTCGCCATATCGGCTGATACAACATAGAAGTGTGGGTTTTCTTTGTTACTTGGTTCTCTATATTTTGATTCTGCTCTAACTACTTTTCTTAAGTCTGTGATTGTATTCGCTGTGAATAAGGCACCGATTGGTGCACCACTCCAAATACTCATAAACTCTCTTTCAAAAGAGTCACGGTCATAAGATGTAGATGATATTAATTCTTGAATAGTCTCTGCTTGTAGTAGTCCATGTTGAACAGGGATTTTATAAGTCCCGCCCATTACAGCATACTGTGTTGGGTCTATAACAGCATAGCACAAGGTTTCAATTTGCTTTCTATAAGCGTATGTACCTTGGAATCCTGCGGTAGTAACAAATATCTTAGCAGCGTGTGGTTCTCTTGGATTAACGTATCCTCTTATATCTTCACGAGGTTTATTTAATAGTGGAATCGCTTGCTCATTTATAAACAATTCTTCCAACTGTATTACTTCCTCAAATATTCCTGAGTTACGTCTGAATCCACGTATTGTCCCACCGATAACATCGAAGCTTCCTCCGTGTGCAAATCGGAATTCCGCATAATCAGTCCCACGCACGAATGCATTTCTTAACTGACCAGCTACTCTCATCTTCTGCATTTCATTTTGTAGAAGCGGGAATCTTACCCATAAATCATCAACTATTTTCTCTTGAGCAATTGAAGCAGCTTGTCCTTTCGTACCCGCTGTTACAAAGCTTTTGTGTCTTGGAGTTAACATCGTTGCTATATATCTACTGTAGAACGCTAAAAATGATTTAGAGAATCCACGAGTGAATGTAAAGAACGACTGTCTACTTCTTGACATTGCTCTCAATACCATTCTCTGTGAGAAGAACATTGAAAAGCTTGAGTCTTTAGCTGTCATTATATCTGCTAGTAGGTCTGGATAAACAAGAAACGTATTTATTGCTTCTCCGAACTTATCTAAATTTGCATCTATTCTTTCTTTTCTTACTACATTTGGTGTACGTTGTGTCATACTATTGAGGAAATCAAGGTAATCTTGAATAGGTTTTTCGTTAGTGCGTCTAGAAGTGCCCGCTCTCTTCGCTATCATCTAATTCAAATTCCTCCACTACGTCATTTTCTAACTCCTCGTCGAAGTCTTTATTATGTTTGTGGATTGCCTTGTCGTACAGTTCCTCTAACGGAGTATTATCATAACTCTCCGCATCTTTATCCATTGCGTCCTTAGTTTTTAAGGAGTTGTTAATAGTCTCGAATGTTTCAGTTAATCCTGTTGCATCCATTACTAGTCTTCTTATGAATTGTTGATTATCTTTCATAGAGGTATCTACGATGTCTCTATCAACATTATCATAATAATTAAATTTAAAGTTTCTATCTTCTAAATGCTGTACTAGTTCTGCAACATTTGATATAACATCTTGACTTGAAGCAGTAATTAGGTCATCAATCTTAGCAGTTTTTACGAAGTTTTGATATGCTTTACTAAAGTCATTAATTTCCTTAGCATCTCCGTTCAAAATTGCTCTGTCTAACGCCACACTTAACTTACATGCTTTTTTAATTGCATCAACCTGCATTGGATTACTAACATTATTAGCTTCCAAAGTTCTTACGAATAAATCTTCTAAATAAATTAATTCTTCAAACTGGTATGATGCTCCTCATTTTATATGGTTCCTAAGTATGAAGGCTTGTTTAATTGGCTTTATAGCCGATATTAGCCCCGCATAAGTTGTAATCAAATTCCATTCTTTATCAACTATATTTCAAGTCTCCTGTGTCTCTGTGTCGTACGCTTTTCCATCGAACATCAATAAAGCATATTCACGGAAAGTATTTTCTTTATACTCCTTAGCTACCCTCATCCATAGTTCTGGTTCGAATGGTATATTATAAGTTCTACAAAAGTAGTCTCCATCAACTGCACTATCATAATTCAAAAGCCCACTAATACAATTATTACAAGTGGGTTCAATCAGTTTATTATTCGAAGGAAGTATTTTGTCGTATTTTCCACATTTGTGGCACTTCTTTGTTTCTAATTCCATAGTCTACGAACCTCCTTTTACTCTTTACATATAAAGTATACTACGGATTGAACTGATTTGCAAGTCTACGATAGCTGAAGTTCACCTTTCTTTAAATTTAGTTATCTAAATTTGCAATATGCTCCAGCTTATGATATAATAAATTATATTCAAAAGCAAGATTAAAAATAAAGGAGGATTTATATGTTAAGTCAAATCGTTTTAAAGAATAATGAAATACTGAAAGAACATTTTGAAAAGTTACTTGGAGAGAACCATACGGTTGTATCAGAGTGGGCTTTTCCGGTAGCTAAGATTATCGTGACACAGGAAACAGAATTATTAAAAGCAATTTTTGAAATCACATTCGACATGATGAGCGATAACTATGCTTTAAGAACCCACTCTATTGCCAAGGAAGTACAAGAACTTCCAGAAGGCGCACCAGAGGGAGCTATACCACTAGTGACTGAAAAGCCAGACTGGTTAACTATTGATAGCAATACTATCAATTTCTTTATCGCACGTATTAAAGAGATTTCAGAACAATTCTTCACTACTAGAGAAATACCTCAACCAGTGGAAGAAGAAGCGCCTAAGAACGTAAAAGGTGTACCTGTTGAAGAAGTACCAAAAGAAGTACCTGTTAAAAAAGTACCTGTTAAAAAAGCTAAGGAATAAGTAAATGACTGGATACATAGTAGCAATAGCCTTTCTAGTATTAATTGTTATAGGGCTATTACTACGAAAACCAGAAACAAAAATAGTTGAGCGCGTCTTAGAGATAGACCAATCGGCCGAACGATTAGCTGCTTTAGATTTGGAGATATCTCAACGTAGAACCGAAGCAAATAAAGAGTTAACAGCAGAATATAAACTATCGCTCGAAGCCGTACTAGAAGACACGAAGCAAAAGGAACTAGAGTTCAATGCTCAAATGGAAACTAAAAAGAAACAAATCTTGCTGAATTGAGAAGAAGAACTTGAATTACGAGAATCACAACACTTAAAAGATTTAGAGGAAATTGAAGCTGGGTTCCAAGCGGACCGAGTTCAATTCCTAACAGATTGAAAAGAAATAGCGGCTAAATTACTTGCATATCAAGAAAGAGAGCACGCAGTCGTAGAAGGCAATATACGTAAAGAAAAGTTAAAAGAGAAAGATAATTTTTATAAAATTATTTTATCAACTGTTGATGACATCGAGCTGGAAGAACTTGAAATCGCCATTAGTAAATTGACCAATCCGCTGACATTTAGAAAGGCAGTATATGACGTTTATTACAAAGTAAAAGTAAACAACTTAATTAAAAAGGTAGGAGCCGCTGGAAAATGTGGTATCTACAAAATCACAAATATATTAAATGAAAAGGTTTATATTGGACAGAGTTTAGACATTGGTAATCGTTGGAAACAACATGCGAAGAGAGGCTGTGGTGCAGAAGGAGCAACTAAAAACAAGTTATATCCCGCACTATTAGAATACGGTTTATCGAATTTTACATTTGAAATCGTGCAAGTTGTCGAAAAAAGAATGGATTTAAACGAACTTGAACAATATTGGCAAGAATTTTACGGAGCTAAGAGTTTCGGATATTCAATTAAGTAGGTGAAGATATGAAATTTAATGAAGCATTTTATATTACAGGTCGTGGACTTGTACTGACATACAAGTATGAGGAAGGCGATATAAGAAAAAAGATGGGCGACCATATAGTGTATAGAGATAAGGTCTACCTGATCACAGGTATAGAGCAGTTTTGGAAATTATGTAGCCCTCCCAAATTAGGAGATGATGTTGGGTTCACAGTTAGAGAACTATCTAAACTTTAAATTACTGTACGGCTTATTTTGGACTCCACCTAGAGTTTCATTCAACCTCCTTGTTCTAGTTAGGGAGTCCGAACTAAGCCGTATAAGGAGGACCAATGAAATACATAACAATAGTAGGAAGTAGAAACATAACTGGTGATGAATTCACGACATTAAGAGAAGTAGCAACAAGACTAAGTTATCTTGGGTACATCCTCAGAAGTGGGGCCGCAGATGGTGCAGATTCAACAATCAACCACTTGCACAATGTAGAAATTATAATTCCTTGAGATGGTTTTAATAACCACACTCATGATGGAAAACGAGTATTTGCATTTGAACGCTTACCTAATACAGACTTAGCAAAAAACAAAGCTAGAGAGATACATCCTAGACCAGACAAACTAATAGGTGCAATCTTAAAATTTCATTCAAGAAATATATACCAAATAATTGGACCGCTTGGTCTAAAAGGTGTTAAATCTGATATGGTAATTTACTGTACTGACGATGTAGGTGATGAACCTGTTGGAGGAACTCGAACTGCAGTAATGTATGGGAGACAACTTAACATTCCAACATTCAATACTAGAGGTCAAGGAAATGATGCAGGCCGCATTATAGAGACGATTTTAGGCCGCATGAATATTAAAAGGAAACTGTCCTTATTAGAGGCAATTCCAACTAAAAATTAAGCAGTAATGAAGAAGGAACTTACATTAAGTGTTCCTATTCAAATAAAACAAATAGGAGAGATATAAATGGGAAACAGTATAATAAACATGGCACAAAGCCTGAAGTTCTACATACCCGAGAGATATGATATGACTTTAGACGACGCAACATACGACCGATTTATGGCCGCACAAGACGTAATAGATGAAATCAACTGAATAACATCCACCTTATATCAAAATGCACCTAAAGGAAAACAAGGTTTTGTAATCACACAGGGTGGATTACTCAAAATCCTCACATATAAACGCTACTTTAGCCTACAAAATATCGACTTTGAGGTAATAGAGTTTGAACACGGAATGTGGGAACTACTATTTAAGTGGGAAGTCAACGGAGACACAGGACCACTCAAAATACTTAACGAGTCAAAAACCTAAAGTCAAAGTCAAAGTCAAAAAACAAAATCAAAACATTTAAAATAAAAAAGTAAAGGTCAGGGTGGGTAAGTTGAGTAAAGCAAGATATAAGTAAAAGGAATGAATTAAGCTATGCATGCTTGATAAGGTGCGAGCACGTCGTAAGACAACAGGAGAAAATAAATGAGTTTAGTTAGAGAAGAAGGATATAAAATAGAGATTGGACCGATTAAGAATGCGAGGGAAGATGCCTA